CATGGGCGGGGCGCCACGGATCGGCAGATAGCCACCCTGCGCTGACAGCTCGCCACCGAATGCGGGGACGCTCACCCTGCCGGTGGCGCTGGGCATCACACTCATGGCGCCAGACGCCATCGGCGCGATGTTGCCGCGCGATGGGCTGAAGGTGACGGGAAAGCTCTCGTCGATGCTGGGGCGCGACAGGCTGACCTCGGACAGGCGAGTGCGCGGCGCCTCGGCCTCCGGCTCGCTAAACTGGAGCCTTGACAGGACCGCGTTGATCTCGTCCTCGGTCATCTTACTGCTCCGAAGTCAGGGGCTGCTCGTTCTGCTCAAGGCGCTCAAGCATGTCCTGCGGGATGATGCTCTGCACAATCGGGATGCCAGCCGGGTTGGCGGCAAGGTCTTCGGCCAGCCTCACAGCCGCCAGACGCTCGCGGCTCTCGCGGTCGCGCTTGCGGTTCAGGGCGTCCATCATGCTGTCAGTCTGCTTCTCCTGAAGCTCTTGCTGCTTGAGCTGAAGCTCCGCCATCTTGATCTGCTCTTCCATCGTCGGGGGAGCATTGGGATCGGCAGGCGCACCGTCTTCGCCTTGCAGCTTGGCGGCCACCTCCTGCGCCTTGACCTGAACCATCGCGGTCTTGGCGTCAGCCTCCTGCTTCTTGATCTGCACCATCGCCTTGGCGTACTCGACCTCTGGCGGGGGCTTGGCGGACAGGGAGTCCGGGGGCACCATGAACTGGGCCGGGTTGCTCCAGCCCATCGCCTGCAAAGCGGCGGTGTCGATGGCGATGGGGTCGTAGAGGCTGGGGTTGCCTTGTTGGAGCTGCTTGAGGCCCATGATCTTCATCACACGCTGGGCGTGGCTGGCGGTGTTCGGATCGGCCTGCGGAACCAGATCGCAGTCATCCAAGGCCCGCAGGAAGGTCGCCTCATCCCACTGGCGGGCGGGCTTCTTGTTGCGCTGCCAGAAGCTGCGGGGGTTCTCTTGGAAGCAGCGGACAAGGAGCTGGAACTCTTGAGCCTGCGCGGCATGCATCCGCTTATGGACGGCGTTCAGCACCTTGGTGGCTTGGTCGATCATGGCCAGCGTCGTGCCCACCGGCGCGTCTGCCCTGCCCTCGCCGACTTGGCTCTCGCTCGTGCCGCCGATCCTCATTCCCGTTTCGGCCATGTTGTTGACGAGGTTCATCAGGGCGGCGCCGGGCTCCTTGTAGGGCAAGGGCATGATGGCCTGACTGATCGGCATGCCGCCGGTCTTGACCAGAGCGCCGCCGCCGGGCGGGACGCGGAAGATGTTGGTGTTCTGACGGGCGCCCGTGTCCGCCATCAGGAAGCCGGGGAAATTGGCGAACATGCCAGCGTCCAGCATCTCGCGCCACGCAGCCGTGATGGCGTTAGTCGTGTTGCCGAGGATGTGGAGCAGGCCGATGTCGTAGAAGCCGAGGCCGGGGACGAAGGTATATTTGACGAAATTAGTGCGCGCCTCGGGCAGCTCCTCGTCGCACTCGTCATAGTTGCGAACAATAGACAGGATCTCGCGGGAGGACAAGTCGATGGTCACCCGGTAGGGGATCTCAAGGCCCGTGACCTTGCCCTTGTACTTGTGTTCGAAGCCGTCGATGTCCAGCTCGCAATAGCACTCGTAGATCTCGCGGTCGCGGTCCTCGGGGCGGAAGCTGCCAGCCGAGATGCCCTGCACCGAGCGTTCCTCGCGCTGGGCGGAGTCGAGGTCTTGCTCCTTCGCCATCGGCAGATCCAGATCGCGATAGACGCCGAGGATCTGGAGGCGCTTGAGGGTCGATGAGCGCATCATCGAGCGGTGCGTGATGCGCTTCGCGTTGCGCAAATCGGTTGCGGCGTTGTTGACGATCAGGTCGTCGGCGTCCACGCTCTCGGACACCGGGCGGCCACGGAGCGGGCAGAAATACACTTTCTTGAAGCTGGTGCCACCGAAGCCGAGCATGAGGAGCATGCGGTCGGTGTCAGGGTAATACTCGCTGGCCGTCACCGTCAGATAATGGTTTAGGTCCAGCTCAAGCGCATCGGCGAGCTGGTCTTCGTCCAAGGTGGCGTTCGTGTTGTCGTCGCGGATCTTCACCGGGCCATCGGTCGGGAGCAGCTCCGAGCGGGCGTTGGCCTGAAAGCGCAGGACGGCCTCAAGCAGGAGCGGGTGGCGCACCCGGCTCATCCCCTCGACAGGGGCGCCGTCAGCGGACCCGCCGAGGCCGGGGATCTCCAGCTTCAGGCCGAGCAGCTTGATGCCGGTAGCCCTGCCCTCCACCCATTCCTTGCGGCTCTCAATGTCGTCGGAGATCCCGCGCAGGAGGTCGTCGGCGATCTGGCCGAGGGAACCTTGGTCGATGTCCTCGACCAAGTTGTCGAACCAGCCGCCCTTCGCCTTGCCGGGGCGATCCTTGAGGCTGTTGCCGTCCATGCTGATCGACACCGAGCCGTCATCATGCTCGATGCGCAACACCGGGTCGTTGTCGTTCATCTCGGGCTCAGGGATGTCGCCTGTCTCGACGATAACCTCGGGCATCGGGATCGCCGCCTCGGGGAGGCCGGGCAGGCGGATGTTCTGAGGCGCGAGGCCGGGCAGCGGCATGATCAGCCCTCTTTGGACAATAACAGGGAGATCTCCTCGTCGAAACGGCGGAGGCCTTCTTGGGCCGCAAGTGTATCAGAAGCCGCGTTGATCGTATAGACGCGGACATAATCGTGGGGCTCCTTGCCCCAGACCTCGACCTTGAAGGCGCCCATGCCGATCAGGCTGGGCTCGCGGATCACGTCAACGATGGCGGAGCAGGGGATCATCTTGGTTCCTCAGATCGGATAAAGCGGCGCGCTCGCCTTGCTGACTTGGCGGCGCCCGGCGTCAATCTCAGCCATACGCTCTGGCGCCCGGACGAGCAAGCCGGTCTCGCGGAGGTGGCGCAGGGCTTGGCTGACGGTGTCCACCAGATCGTCGTTCTTGCCCTTGGGGAAGATCTCGCACTGCCTGATGACCATGTCTGCCCAGTGCCGGTCGGGGGCGAAGATCATGCCCTCGGAGAAAAGATGCTGTATCGAGTAGACCCGCGCCAGCTTGTCGAGCGATCCGGGGTTGATGATCTGGACGGCCCAGTCCTCGTTGCCGTGCAGGCGCCGGATCTCCTGCGCCACGCTCAGGCCAGACGCCTTGCCCTCGACCAAGAGCTTGTCCACCTTCATCTTGCGGCAGGAGGCGGCCACCTTCTCGACCAGCGCCGAGAGTTCGAGCTTCTCCTGCCACGCCCCCATCAACATCACGCGCGGGACGCTCTCGGGGTTGTATTCGAGCAGGTCGCGGATGCGGATGCCCTCGTCGAAGCGGGCGGCCTCGTCCGAGTTGACCTTGAAGCTGCCCCGGCTATTGACGTAGTTCTCTGCCCGCATGGTCGAGTAATCGCTGGAAAAGACGCCCCAGACGGTGAGGGCCGAGAAGTCATTCTCCTGCTTGGTCGTATATGCTGTGTCCAAGCTGGCGACCACATAATCGAAGGGGGGATACCCATCCTCCATCCACGGTTCCCACCACGCGGCCTTTATGACCTCGCCGCCTCTGGGCGCCGGTTCCTGTTGGTGCTGGCCTGCGGTCGCATACGGCCCCATCGACCGCTCATCGCGGTCCACGACCTCGATGGGGAAGCGGGCGGGGAAGAGCAGCTCGCCTGCCTCCTGCCGGGGGTCTTCGATGCCGAGCAGGGTGGGCCGAGCCCGGACTGGGTCGAAGCGCATAGGCAGCATCACATGGTCGTAGCCGAGCTGCTTGTCGAGTATTGCGCCGCTTACGTCACCCTCATGGAGCCGTTGCATGATGACCACTATGGCGCTCTCGATGGGGCTGGTCAGGCGGGTCGGGATGGCCTCAAGGAAGGTGTTGACCTCGGTCTCGCGCATGGCCTCAGACGCGGCGCTGTCCACGCTGTGAGGGTCATCTATGATAACACGGTCCCCTCTTATGCCTGTCAAGCTTGTGATGGCGGTCGCGATGCGGAAGCCCGAGGCGCTGTTCACGAAGTTTAGCTTCTCGTTCTGATCGCGCGCCAGCTTGACGCGGTCGCCCCATCTCTCCTGATACCAGTCGGAGGTGATGAGCTGCCGCATGCGGCGGCTGTCGCGCGCCGAAAGGTTCTCAATCTTGTGGGCGGCGCAGACGTAGCGCAAATGCGGCATATTGCGCGGTCCCCACTCCCACGAGGGCCAAAAGACGTTAGTGATCAGGGACTTAGCCGTTCCGGGCGGGATATTTATGAGCAACCGATTATAGAGCGTCCCATCCTCCAACTCGACGCCATCGGTTATCGCCATGAGATGGGCAGAGATCAGATCCACATGCCAACCATGAACGTAGGGAGCCGCAGGCTCAATGGTGTGCCACGCCTGTTTGATGAACTCGACAAGATCCTCCTCCGCCTCCGCCTTGGCGATCTCCCAGAGCTGGCGATCCACGTCGATCTTCTGGCCATCGAACTCGATGAAGCGGCCCATCAGTAATCCGCTCCGACCTGATCGACGAGGAAATGCTCGCCCGTCTCGGCATCCACCAGCTCGTACAATAGCATGGCCTTCTCGTGATGAAACATGCCGGTGTAGATCAGGTCACCATCCGGCGCCTCGTAGCAGTAGCCGTCGCGGCTGTCCTTCTCCCGGCGGCGGAGCCAGCCAAAAGTATGATGGAAGCCGCAGCGGACGATCATGGGCTGGTCGGTCATATCTTCCTCCCCATCGTGATGTTAGCCTGAGCGCGCACGTCTTGGTTCCGCCACGACCAGCACTCGCCGTCGTCTTGGAAGACGACCCAGACCAGATCGTGTTCGGCGCCGTAGTCGATCAGGACGTGGGCCAGACCGGGGCCACGGGGCGTCTGGACGGGCAGGGGCGGGTCGAGGCGCAGCATCAGCCTTGCCCCTCGTTCGGGTCATGCTCGATGGTCCGAGCCGACAAGAGGGCCTGCTTGAAGGCGTCACGGGCCTCGGGCGACAGGAGGCGGACATCGACGGTCGTGTGCTGGACGTTGACCACAGAGCCGGTGATCTCGGTGTTGACGCGCGGGCCGAGGGTGCGCGGCGCCATCTTCTCCGCCCGCCACTGCGCGGTCGAGATCTTGAGGCGCTGCGAGTTGACGTTCAACTCGGTCGTCTCGTCCGCCATCGCCTCGATCTTGTCGAGCAGGAAGTCGGCGAGCGCCTCACGCGCGCGCGCGCACCGTGCATCGAAATCGGGGCGAGACGCTCTCCACCGATACAACGCAGCCCTCGACGGCATCATCGGATCGGCGCAGATGTGGCTGAAATTTTCCCCGTTGATCATGCGATCACAGATGATGTCGGCGACCTCATCGGTGTAGGACGACGGGCGCCCGACTGGGCGAGCGGACGCAGTTGGCGGCTTGTTCGCAGGGACTGATTTCTTGACCATCAAAGATCCATTGGTAAATCGGGCTTGCAGGCAGTGTCTCGCAATTCTCCGATCCGGTCAATGTCTCGGATTTCCAAGCGTTCTCGCCTCCACCGAAATTATTTTTGAAAAAAGTTATCCACAGGGGTGAAACGCTATAGACAGGCGAAATTTCTTCGTTTATATCTATTTCCACGGTCGCTGATGACCTGACTGATTGATATGGAGACTGACATGACCAAGATCCTCGACGTGACCACCGGACCCGCCAACGAAGTGTTCCCCGACTGCGACGGCTTTCTGGTGACCGCCCGCACCCGCAAGGGCGAGATCTTCATTCACGCCCGCCACGACCTTTCACTGGCTCAGTGCCAGCGTCTGGCTGATCGCGTTCAGGCGGTGGGCGAGATCAACGAAGATCACTGGGATTTCTGGCGCACTGTTTACGGCTCCGATGCCTTTCTGGAAGAAGAGGCCGAGGTTCATTTCATCCTCGGCGGCGGGGGACGCTACGAAGATCTTCCCGATAGCCTTCGCTCTCTCGCCTGATCAAACGGGGGCTGCGGCCCCCACCTACCCCTTCGAATTAAATGGAGATGAACATGACCAACGCTTTCGCAAACCAAGTCGGCTACTCCGACATCACCCCCTTCGAGGTCGTGCGCCACATCAGCGACAAGACCGTCGAGATCCGCGAGATGGACGCCGTGCGCTCGAACCCCGAGGCGGACATGGGCTTCGCCCCCGGCGGCTTCGTCGGTCACTTCGCCAACCAAAGCGCGCAGGAATGGACCATCACCTCGAACCCCGAGAACCGGGTTGTTCGCATCCGCCTCGGCAAGCGCGGCTGGGCCGACAAGTGGGGCAACCGCTACGACATGTGCGGCAAGCCGCGCCGCTTCTACGATTACAATTTCTGATCAACGCGGGTCGGCAATTCAATTGCCGACCTTTGCCGACCCAGCCAAATGGAGATTGATATGCTCAAGCAAATGAAAACCAAAGACACCGGGCTTCTTGGCATCATGCGCAGCGGACCCTTCGTGAAGGGCTTCAGCGAGGCGCGGGCGGGCAACCCGATCCGGTACGACGCTTACATCAACAACGCGAACTCGCAGTGGAATTATGAGCGCGGGCGCCTATTCGGGCTGATCTTCACCGGACCCCTGAAGGTGGGCAGGTCGGTCAACCGTGGCGCCGCCATCCAGCTCGCGCTCGCTTTCAACCAGAAGATCATCCTCTAAAGTTATCCACAGGGTGAGGTGCGAATTATTTTCGTACCCCCCTTTACAGGCGAAATTTCTTCGTGCTATTAGTTGTGCATGGTTGCTGATGACCTGAACTGATGGAGATTAGAGATGACCAACCGCTTCCCCTACGCCACCAAGATGCTCAACCTCGGCAAGCATGGCTACATGCTCCGCATCACCAACGCGCTCGCCAAGATAGAAGAGGCCAAGCCCCTCCTGAACGACAGCGATCTTGAAGTTCGCGCCTCGGCTCAAGAGCTGACCTACTACCTGACCAACACCATCGAGGCCGAAGAGGCCGACGCCGAAGAGCGTTACACTGATTGGGCCTCCGACTAATCGGGGGCCTTGGCCCCTCCCACCCCAACCCTGATGGAGATTGATATGCCGCTGTTCATCGAAAACGAAGCCGCCTACGAAGCCGCCATCGAGCGCAACATCGCCAACAACCGTCGCAAGACCGGCGCCCGCAAGTTCGCTGCGCTGTTCGAAGATGCTGACGCTATCATCGACTTCGTCGAGACCCGCGTGTCTGACGCTCAGGTGGCGCACTGGGCTCGCTTCGGTCGCGGCATGGAGGAGGCCTCCTTCATCGACGCATGCTGGGCTGGTCTTCAGACCTTCGGCGGCCTGACCGAGAAGCAGGGTCTGGCGGTGCGCTCGATCATCGCCAAGAACGCCGAGCGCAAGGCTCAGTATCGCGCCGAGGCCCTTACCAAGGTCCATGTGGGCACGGTCGGCGAGCGCCGCGACTTCGACCTGACCGTGCGCTTCGTGACCGACTTCGAGACCCAGTTCGGCATCACCAACGTGTTCGTCATGGAGGACGCCGAGGGCAATGTGGTCGTCTACAAGGGCGCTGGGAGCCTCTACAACGCCGATGGCCAGTTCGCGGTGAAGGGCGACAAGATCTCGGTCAAGGCGACCGTGAAGGAGCATGGCGAGCGCGATGGCGTGAAGCAGACCATCATCGCCCGCCCAAAGCAGAAGATCTAAAATAATTATCCACAGGGTGCGAAAATGCTTCGCACCCCCTTTACAGGTGAAATTTCTTCGTTTACAAGATTAATCACGGTCGCTGATGACCGCAGCCTCTGGAGCCCACCATGTCCTTCGCCCCCTACTACAACACCGCCGACATGACCCAGCCCCGCCTGCTTGGCGCGTTCGAGATCGCTAAGTTCGGCGCCGATTACGAGTACAGCGACCGCCCCGAGGGCGACCGTCAGGGCATGTGGGCTGGCTATCCCCACCGCATCTTCACGGTCGATGGCGACCGCGCGGCTCTGGTCCTCAAGACCGTCGCTTACGTCATCATCGACGAGAACGATGACGGGTCGCCGGTGTTCGAGAAGTGGGAAATCAAGCGCCACCGCGCCTACGCCTGAAACCGGGGGCTCCGGCCCCTCTACCCCCAAGCCTAATGGAGATTGATATGCTTATCGTGACCCTTACCAACGGAATGATCTACGACAGCGAAGTAGCCATGACCCGCGCAGAGCTGATGGAAATGATCGAGGATGGCGTGTTCATCAAGACGCCCATCGCTAAGATCATAGAGCTGTCCAGCGGACATCTCGGCTTCGATGTCACCCAGACCATCGCCCACGCGATCTGGTGCGAGCTGAATGCCAACGACCGCGCACCCCACCATGAGCTGGAGCAGTGGCTCCTCGGCTTCGGTCTCGACTGCACCGGCTTCGGCGTCGAGCCCGAGCGCCGCTCCATGTTTGTGCCGCCCTATCGCGGCTGAGTTATCCACAGGGTGCGAAAATGCTTCGCACCCTGTTGACAGGCGAAATAGTTTCGCTGTAAGGTTCAATCACGGTCGCAATGAAGACCGCAACTTGATGGAGATTGATATGACCGCTTCCAACACCGTCGCCGCCGTCGAAGTCTACCTCGCCGCCAAAGCGCAGTCCGACGCCGCCGAGACCGTCCTCAAGGCCGCCAAGGCCGATGTCGTCGCCATCGTGGGTGGCTACGGCTTCCTCGAAGGCGAGACCGCCGATCTCGACGTTGCCGTCCAGTCCCGCTCCTCAATCAGCGAGAAGCTTCTGCTTCAGTTCCTGACGCAGGCACAGATCGACGCCTGCAAGACCGAGGGCGCCGCCTACGCTGTCGTCCGCGTCAAGGCCAAGAAGGTCCGCAAGGCCGCCTAATCCCTTCGGGTAGGAGCATCGGCTCCTACCCACCATCCCCCCATAGGAGATTGATATGTACTACGTTGTCCCCAAAGATCGCTCGATCATCTCGCATGTCGCCACATCAGAAACCCTTTATGAGGCCAAAAAATACGCCGAGAGCCGGAAGATGGAGACGGGCGATAACTTTGACATCGTCCGCATGGACCGGGTCTGGACCACTCAGACCTTCGACGAGGCCCACCTGATGTCCCTCGACATCCCCCACATGGCCCGCGATTAATATCCCTTGGGGAGGGGCAAACCTCTCCCCAGTCCCACGCAATGGAGATTGAAATGCAAAGCTTCCTTGATGCCTACCGCGCCAACCCCTCCGACATGAACGCGCTCAAGTTGGCGCATCACGCCAAGAACCATCCGGGGACCGCAGCGGCGCTGCCTATGGTCGAGGCTGTCCTGATCGAACGGGCGCGTGAACAGCTCGCGCCCCACGTTGCCAAGCTCAATGCAATCGTGATCGGGGAGTTCATCTGATGAGCGAGTTCGACAAGATGATGAACGGCTTCAAGCGAATGATGAACGAGGCCAATTACGATGAGGAGGAATACCTCATCGACATTGAGGACTGCGACGGTGACCGCCTCACCATCGCCAAACCCTATGGCGACGACGACTTGATGATCCGCATCGGGAATGATGAAAGCATCACAGGCTTCATCGTCACGGCGCCCGAGGCCATGATTATCGTGGGTTGCCTGATGAGGCTCATCACGCAGTGGGATTTCCAAGGCCACATTAAGGACGTGCGCAGGGAGGCACACTACATGAACCGCTACTACGACACGCCGGACATGACCAAACCAGACCCAGAAGACGAAGACAAGGAAGGGGGGGCCGAGTGATGCCGCACCCCATTCACACGTCACGCAAGCAGCAAGATGGCTGCTACGAGGTCTATTATTTCGACCGCCTGATCGGCTGGGTCCGCCAAGGCTCTGCCGTGACCACTGGCAAGCCTATCTGGCGAGCCCTCACAACCCACGGCGACCTGCGCCACACCCGTTCCTTGGCCTCCGCGCGGGCCGCACTTCTGGAGATGACACATTGAACGCCGACAAGCTCAAGGAAGTCATGGAGGCCCTCGACTTCACCTCCGCCGACGTGGCCACCGTCACCGGTGTGACGCGCAGGACGGTCCAGCTCTGGATGGCCGGGGCTCCCATACCCCTCTCCGCAGGGATCGTGCTGGAGGGCATCCTTGAGGGCCTGCTCTCAATGGAATGGGTCGAAGACAAGATCGTCCTCGCATTGCGGATCGCCTGACGCCCGAGGGGGTGCTGTCAGGCATAGGGGGCCGGAGGGACAAGTTCTGCGTCCCCTCCGGCCCTTTCGCGTTTAGAAGGGCATAGGGTCGTCGATGTGGGCCTTGCTGTCGGGGATGGCGTCCAGAGGGTCACGGGGAGGCCCCGAGACCCTTTCCACCTGCGCGCCGGGGAAGGACGCCTTCACCGCCGCCAGCGTCGGATAGTTAGCCAAGAGCCTACCTACCTCTGTCATCGTGTAGACTTCGACGTGCCTGCCCTGCGCCACGACCAGACGCGCATCTACGTCGTTCCTGACGACCGCCACGACAGTCCCGTCAGGCGTGACGGTCTCCCAGACCTCTGGCGCCAATAGATGGGCTCCAGCGGCCTCCGCAGCCCGATCCAGAGCCCTCCAAGCCTTCATCATCCGGTCGGCCTCGCGCAGCACGTCCTGCAAGTTCCCCTTCCAGATCGCCTGATTGGTCTTGTAGCGTTGCCTGTCAAACCTTTCACGCAATTCACGATCTACAAGGAGGCGCAGGCGATCCCTGCCCCACTTCTCCTCCATCGCGATGGCGACCATGTCGAGATCGTCGAGATGCTCCCGACCGGCAATGTAGGTGCCGGGGGTGACGTGCCAATCGGGGAAGTCCCGGTCGGTCGTGGGGACGCCGAAGTGGGTGCGGGTGCCCTGCGGCCACGGCTTGAAGTCGTGCTTCTTGGGCGCCTTAGCCATTGGTCACCCCCTTCCCCGTGCGCAGGCCGCGAAGGTGGCGGTGTTTGTCCACGATCCCGTTCGTGATCACGCCCTCCTTGATCAGGGCCATGACGCACTTGCGGGCCTTGGTGATAGACAGGCCGAAGCGCCCTGCGACAGCATCGGGGAGATACCGGCCCCCTGATTTCGTCTGGGGATAGATCGACCACGGGGCGCCCCCATCCTGCCTCTTGGCCACGCTCTCCACGACGAAGAGACGCACATCATCCCGGACAGGAATGGGCGCGTCCTCGCGCATGCTATCATCCGCAGGCAGGGGGACGTTTCTTCCCGCCACCGTCTCGATGACCCAGTCGGCCATGCCGGGGACGTACTGGTCGAGCAGATCCCGATCATAGGATCTGCCCATGACGCCGTGCTGCCTGCCAGCCTCGCCGCCCCTTATGCCGAGACGCCAGACGTTCTTCGGCGCCTTGCGGTCGAGGTACAGCTTGAGGTTCGTCCAGCCTGCCGTCGAGTAGCCTGTGCATTCGACCAGCCGCCAGTCGCCCATGCGTCTGATCTCCACTTCGTCGGGCCGTTCTTGCAGGCGCTTCCCGCCCACCGTGATCATCCTATTCGCCATCTCAATCTCCATTCTGTTGCGAGGTTCGCGATATTATAAGTTCATGCTTCGCTGTCAATTCCGCCCGTCCTCCTTTCCACCAGCACTCCCGATTTTCCCGGATGAGACCCGGAGCGCCAGCGCAGGGGCTGCTTCCGGGTATCGTCCGTGCCGTTTTTCGTCCGTCGTCCTTCTGCGCCCGTGGGCGCGAAGGTATTATTCTAGAAGAATATACCACAAGTTTCGCCCGCAACTGCGGAGGTCTGCGGAAGTCTGCGGAGGTTAACGTGATTTCTCCCAGATTTCTGGGATTTTTGAGTTCCGCACAAGTTCCGCATCATTCCCACGCCCTTTTCGTGTCATCGGGGTGATATTCGCGGTATCCCTGCACGATGTGGGGGGTGATGGCGAGGAAGTCCTCTGTGTCGTGCCAGACCAATTTCATGCCCTCTGGGGCCGTCAAGGACCACCGTTCGATGACCTGACGGGGTATCCATAGCCCCTTCCTCATGCGGGCCTTCCAGCGGCGCTTGGAGATCTGTTTGAGGCGCATCAGCCCCTCCTGTTGTGCTTCGCGGAGCAGAAGACGTTATCCGGCGGGTAGGCCATGTAGACGACCTCGTCGGGGCCGTAGAGGCGGTCAGTGGTCTGGATGGCGAAGGGGGCGCTCTCATGGTGCAGGCGGAAGGCCTGCGGCTCATGGTGCTGGAAGAACCGCAATGCCTTCTCATCCGCTCTGCTCTCAATGGCCGCCGTCTGAAGACCGGACATGGACATGCGATTGGTGGCGAGACCAAGGCGTCCATAGAAACCCTCGTTCAGGAAGGCGAAGGGATCGCCAGCCGTCTCCATGAACTTGGTCTCGACCCACTCGCCGGTGACGAGGTCGCGGCCCCTGACGAGCATGTAGGGGTCAAAGGGGATGACCTTCACTGGCATCAAATTCTGCGCGCTGACGATGGCGGGCGCCGCAAACAGTGACGCCATGCCGGTGAGGAAGCCCCTGCGTGATGATGTTAAGCTCATGCTATCTTCTCCCATCTCAAATCGAGGGAATGTTCGGGCCAGACGTGATTGACTGACGCGCAATGCTCACATGGAGCATATTCGTTGGTGTACTCATGCTCGACGTGGATGCGCCACGGCCAGCGGTTGCGGATCTCGGCCTTGTAGCGGAAGTCCAGCTCACCCGCCGAGGTCTTCGTGCAGGCGCTGCACTTGAAGCTGATGGGCTCAAGGGGCATCGTCGAGGGCCTTGAGGATCACCGCGTCGATCTCCGAGCTGAAGCGGTCGCGGCGGTTGTTGAGCTTGGCCACCTCGTGCAGCGCCGCCTCCAGCTTGTCGCTGCGAATGTTCAAGGCGCCGTTTCCAACCAATAGGTTGGCGCAGCGATTTTCCAGATGCTCGATGCGGTTGGCTGCATCTTCAAGCAACCCCCATGTGCTTTCGCCGTAGTCCCATTTGCGCAGCCGCTTCACAAGATCATCAGACATCTTCCCCCTCCAGTGCTTTTTCAGCAACCTCAACACAGCCAGCTAAGATTACCCACAAAGTTCCTTCTGCGGCGCCAACTGGTTTGGGCAAATCTTCATGCTCTATATCGGCAATCTTCCGCAGCGC